CAGGTTGAAGGTTATGCAACCAACGGATCGTCTACCACTGTTATAGGTGAAGCTACTAAGACTGGCACACTGACAGTAGATAATAAGACAGCAACCATTACATTTAGCACTGCACATGGGTACTCAGCAGACGATGCTATTAATGTTAGTGGGGGTGGCCCTACTCAGTTTAATGGGTCATTTAATATTACTGTTCCCTCAACTACCACTCTGACCTATCAGGTCAATACGGCTGGTACTATAACTGACGGAAGTGTTTCCGTCTTCCGTATAGGGCCAAACTTTACAATCCCATCTACAATTGCAGAGATAGTTTCCATCAGCCTAGATGGAAGGGAACTTAATATCTTCACAGAATCAGAACTTAATGCGGCGGCCTCATCTAAGGGGAACAGGCATTTTATGCTTGAGTCCTCAATGGGCTTCCATCCAAACGCATTCTCCTCTATAGTAACATCCACAGATAATATACCTAGGTGGCGAGATCAGACTGGCCCAATAGAAGCGGCAGTATTCAATAACAGGACATCCACCACTTTTAGAATTTTTCCATTACCAAAGGCAGATAAGGATTTATATGTAGATAAGGATGCTACAACAAAAGTATTTCATTCTCTTAAGATACGTGGTGTTCCAAAGGATAATACATTAGCAAGTGATACCACAGAGCCAAAGGTAAATGTATACTGGCATGAGGGACTCGTATGGGGTACCCTAGAGAGGGCATATCTCAAGGAATCACAACAGAGAAACGCAGAGAAGTCAGGATTTTACAGACAGAAGTTCATGGAGACTGTAACACAAGCAAATACAATGGAGGGTATGACATCAGGCGCACTCTCAGAAGGACGTAACCAATCAGGCTTTGTAGTAAATAGAAGCCTCTAATGCCTTTTGTATCAGATAAACAGAGAAAATATATGTATGCAAATAAACCAAAAGTAGCTAAAAAATTAGCAAAAAAGAAACACAATAAGAAAGGTCTCTTGGGTTCAAGAGGGTTGTACTAATGATCTCGATGCTACACCAATCAGGGAGAGTAGGGCATGGTAGGCCAGAGCACTCAGGGACAAGTGGTGTAAAAAACAGGTTAATAAAGTCTGGGGCGACTTTTGGTGGCGGTGGAAAACTTGGTTCAAAAACCATGAAGGCAGAAAGTGTAGAGGCTCCAAAGAAGAAGAAAGAAGAAATAGTAAAGAAAAAGAAGAAGAAGAAAGGATTTTTAGAATTACGAGGTTTAGCATGAGCGCAGGCGTATATAACATTGAGATAGAACAGGGCGGTGACTATGCACTGGCGGTAACCTATAAGGACTCCGCAGGGCTGGTATTTGACCTGTCATCCGGCTATACAGCGCAGATGAATATTAAGGAGTCATATCTTGACGAGACCCCTATAGATAGTTTGACTACAACCTCTGGAGAGATTACACTAAGTAATGGCATAGGAACAACAGTAACTGGTACAATAGCAGTAGATGCCAGCCAGTCTGTAGTAACAGTAACGATCAGCAGTGGTGAGCACGGCTACAATGCAGGAGAATTTATCAATATCTCAGGTGCGGCACCACAGGAATACAACGGCGTATTTGAAGTAATATCCACACCAACGGCAGGAACCTTCACATACAACGCAATAGCAGGAGACACAATCACTGATAACTCTGTGTCGTTCTATCAGATTGCGGCAAACATAGAGATAGAAATAGGACACGGTACTACAGCGGCCTATGACTTCAGTCAGGCATTTTACGATTTACAATTAGATCAGACAACAACCACTACCAAGGTACTCAGGGGTAAGGTCAACCTAGTAAGAGAGCTTAATAGCTAATGGCGGCAAATCAAGTAACAGTATCTACTCCCGGCCCGGCTGGTGCAGTTGGTCTGACCTATGAGGGGGTCTGGACAGTAGATGATGTCTATCAGGTACGTGACTGTGTCCGTTACACAGACGGTAACCTATACTTCTGTAATGTCCAGCACACAGCGGCCTCTGGTAATAATCCCCTAGTTAATACCACATACTGGACGCTCTTCATCAACGCAGACGATGCATTCCAGTGGGCAACCAAGGCCAAGCACACACAGATAACAGACTCACTTGGTAACACTGGCTACAGCGCACTCCATCAGGCAGGGAAGGCTCAGGACTGGGCATCACTCACAACAGATGCAGTAACCAATGACGCTAATGCTTCAGATGTAGGATACAGTGCAAAGGCATGGGCAATAGGCGGAACAGAAGTTACTACCACCGCATCACGTGGAGCGGCAAAGGAGTGGGCAACTTCAACTGGTGGAGCGGTAGATACCAGTGAGTTCAGTGCAAAGGCATACGCAATTGGTGGTACAGGAGTAACCACATCCTCTGGCAAGGGAGCCGCTAAGGAATGGGCAACAACTACAGGAGGACTGGTTGACACGGCAGAATACTCTGCAAAGGAATATGCACAAGGTTCAGTACTAGCGGCAGGAGGTTCAGCCAAGAATTGGGCGCAGTTAGCCACAACACCTACTTCTACAGCAACAGACGCTTCTGCTAAAGAGTGGGCAGTCGGTGTTTCAACACATAAGAATGAGGGTTCTGCAAAGGAGTGGGCTATATATACTGCAGGAGATGTTAGAGGTGCGGCTTCAGGCAGTATGTCTGCTAAGGAGTGGGCAGTAGGTACACAGGGTAGAGGTGTAGCAGGCGAAGGTTCTTCAAAAGACTGGGCAACTAGAACAGGAGCCGCAGTAGATGATGCTGATTTTTCAGCTAAGGAATTTGCTATAGGAACTACAGCATCTACAGGCGGTAGCGCAAAAGACTATGCTACTTATGTAGGTGGCGGTGTAAGAGGAGCAACCTCAGACCATTCAGCTAAAGCGTGGGCTGTAGGTGGCACAGGCGTAACTGACACTGCAAGTAAGGGAGCCTCTAAGGAGTGGGCCATTGAGACCAGTGGTAACGTAGATGGGACATCATTCTCAGCTAAGGAATACGCTCAAGGAACTCAAGCATCCACTGGTGGTAGCGCAAAGGATTACGCACAGAAAGTAGATGGTGGAGTAAGCGGAGCCACATCCGATCACTCTGCCAAAGCGTGGGCCGTTGGAGGAACAGGAGTTACAACTACATCTGCTAAAGGTGCGGCAAAAGAATGGGCCACTACCACAGGCGGCGCAGTAGATACCTCAGAGTTTTCATCCAAGGAATACGCAATAGGAACAACAGCCTCAACTGGCGGATCAGCTAAGGATTGGGCTGTTTATACGTCAGGAGATGTACGTGGTGGATCATCTGGCGATATGTCAGCAAAAGAGTGGGCGGTTGGAGTACAAGGCAGAGGCGTAGCTGGTGAAGGTTCAGCAAAGGATTGGGCCACACGTGCAGAAGACAGTACAGTAGACAACTCAGGATATTCAGCCCTGCACCATGCGGCTAAGGCGGCGGCCTCAGCAACAGCGGCGGCGGCTAGTGAGACAGCGGCTAATGCATCTATGGATGCGGCAAGCGTAATATATGATGCATTTAATGATAAGTACTTAGGTGAGATGGCGGATAGTGCATCTCAAGGTACTAATCCTACCACTAACGGTACATGGGCCAAGAACTCTTCATCTATTACAGTATCCAGCGCAAGTAACATAAAAGTAGGGCAAGTCGTAACAGGTACAGGGATACCTACATCTCCTAAGCCGAATGTTATATCTATTAATGGAACGACAGTAGTTATATCAGATAACATGGCGGCGGCAGGATCGAGTGTATCACTGACCTTTACAGGCTACGGCATATATGGTGACTTCAACGGTACAAAGGATGGGCCTGCATTAAACAATGATGGTGATGCATTAACTGATGGTGTTAAGTATTTCAACACTACAGATGATGTTATGTTGGTATACGATGCAACAACCTCAGCTTGGAAGAGGATGCAACCAACAACCACGGAACAGGGTCACATAAATACTGTTTCAGGGATTGCGGCAAATGTAACTACAGTTGCAGGAATCAGCGCAAACGTAACCACAGTAGCTGGTATCTCAGCCAATGTAACTACAGTAGCTGGAATATCAGCTAACGTAACTACGGTGGCAGGGATATCCGCTAATGTCACTACAGTCGCAGGAATCAGTGCTAATGTAACCACAGTCGCAGGCGTTCATGCAAACGTAACTACAGTCGCAACCAACATTGCAGATGTAAATAACTTTGCGGCTTTATACCAGATAGACGACTTCTCTCCGTCTGCACCTTCAACTGACGGTAGTGGTGCTAGTCTATCAGAAGGTGATTTAGCATACGACAGTACAGCAAACAGGTTAAAGTTTTACAATGGTTCCTCATGGGAACTTAACGGATTAACTCTAACAGAAACCCAAACAGAGGCAAATAACTCAGCCGTGGCAATGGCTATTGCGCTCGGATGATACTGATATTAAAGGATATTTATGGCAAACACATTTAAGAATAGAACTCTCAGGGCAGTAGGAACATCACCAGTAGATGTTGGTGCAGTCGTTGCTGGTAGTACCGAGACTACACTAATAGGGATGACTCTGGCTAACATAACCTCTGGTGTTATATCGGTTACTGCAACCCTGAATGATGGAACGAACACGACCCACATAGTTAAGGACGCACCCATCCCGACTGGTGGTTCGCTAATTCTTTTGGGAGGGGATCAGAAGGTGGTGCTTATGACTGGAGATAAGATTATTATAACGTCAAACACAGCATCATCTTGTGATGTGATAATGAGCTTTCTGGAGATTACATAATGAGTTACTTAGGTCGTAAAGGAGCACCAGCAGGATTAACCAGTGCCGACATACCTGACGATAGTATAACGGCTTCTAAGATTGCATCAGGTGCAATTACTGCGGCAGATGTTGCGGCAGATATGGCAACACAAACGGAACTGGATGCACTCGCATATCAGGGAGAGCCACACATAATCCCCGGTGTTCTGTATCCTGCGGTTGCTAATATAATGGTGGATGGTTCTACTGCATTATCTGCAAGCACAACTGGCCCGAATAGTTCTACTGTTGCTTCAAGTAAATATGGAACAGTGCAGTCAGACGGAAGGATGTACTACTACACAGACATCAAGGGAAGTAAGCCGATAAAAGACCCAAGAATTGGTGCTCATTTTGGGAGTCAGAGGTATAAAACTAAATCATTACAACTTTTAGAACAGGAAACTGCAACACATGGAGAGGATGTTTACAGTATTGATGGTCGAGAATGGATGAGAGCATATGGGCCATGGACAGTAGCAAATAATACATATGGTTGTGGTATAGCAGATACAGGAACTTCTGCTCATTATTATTTAGAAGTAGTCGGTTATTTTTCAGATGTAAGTGGGTTAATCAATCAAACAGTAGACAGTACAGATAGAGGATATGTTTACAAAATTGATAGTGGATCGTTTTCAGCAGAACAAACAACATATGAAGGTGGTGCTAATACTCCTCTTGGTGGTAGATATGTTGATGCTTCAAGTTTAATTTCTATTGTTACAGGACTAACATTAGGTATTCATACAATTACAATTAGATCAAATGCTACTGCAGATTATGTAGCTTGTAAAGGCATCGAACTAATAGCCCAAGACACCACATCAACTGCAACTAAATCACAGATACAGATACCCTCACAGAATGTAGTTTCCTACGGAAAGAAGTTCACAGTCTCAGGCACACCACATTATAATCCATTTGCAACTAAGGGTGATGGTTCAGCATCAACAATACCAAACAATACTACAGGAGATAGTGTTGCAACTGGTTGGGCAGGGTCTACTTCTGCATATTGGGATTCCTCATTAGATACTGCAACATCACTTGGACTTACAGCTTGGGAAGAAGGAGGAGCATTTTATAGACCAGTAAATGGTGGTAGAGTTATAAAATGGGTAGACTCAACTGGAACTATCAAGACTTCAGTAAACATGATGCCACCTTCTGCAAAAGCAATAGGTTCTCATAGTGGAGATGCAACACCTACTGGTGCAACTAATTGGTCAACTCAATATTTACCAATATTTTCTACAGGAGCAATAGACCATTCACAAGCAGAGGTTGCCAAGACCTTCCATTGGAGAGAGTTTGGAAATGGTGCAGCTAATGGAGGAACAGGAGCTACCAATTATGCAGATGCAAGTATGCTTAGTAGTACAGCAGATGATATTGCATACGTTATGGATGATGGATTAACTGGTTTATCTGGTGATGATGTTAATGAAAATACTAGAGATATTGCAGTAGGTAATTCTGGTGATGGTTGGTTTATTACTTTTATTGGTACAGGACTAACATTCGATACTTCAGACAACTATTCTCCAATGACTTTTGGAACTTCTGATGATTATGACTTTATTATAGATGCAGTTACAGTTAAAGAATGGACAAATGGAACGACAATGCAGAAAATTCAAAATGTTTGTCAAAATCTACCCTATGGAACTCATGTATTCCAAATGAAAACTAATGCTAATGCAAGTGCCCAATGGATGAGATTATTTGATGTAACCTTCCACCAACCCAAGAAACCACCAATCCCAGAGGATGCTGTAGTCATTGCAGACTATATGCTGATGGCAGATTTTGTTGCTCAGTCAAGTGCTGGAATTGAATATATCAGTAAAGGTGTTAGGAGATGTAGTTCTTCCAGAGATCACTTTTATGATAATGGAAGTCCCTCTTTAGGACTTGATCCAGCTAATGCAAATGGAGGAATAAAAGTATCACAAAGTAGTTCTTCTACAACACTTGTAAGAAATATTGGTTTTGGTATAAATTTTGTCAGAAGTACATATGGACAAACGGCTCGGAGTCAAAGTTGGTATGTAAATGATACAGGGCATTCATCCGCAGATGCTAAAACAGGAGTAGGTAGTGCATGGGGGTCATTTGCTGATCTTGATGCTAATATAACTTTAGGAAATAACATACTAGATACTTATGGAGCTACTGCCGATACGAATAGTGTTATTCATAGTGCTACGGATACCGCCTCCCCAATCCATACATCCTCACATTATCAGACCTTTGAAACGCCCTTCCTACATGAGTTGGTAGGAGGTGACAGAAACATGGAACAGACTAATCTAGTGGTTACTCCAGATGGTAAGACATGGGATGAGGTTACAAGGGATACGAGTTATCTTTCTAGTGATATATGTATTACTACAACAACAGATACTACTGCAACTTCTGCTTCAACTGTTCAAATTTTTGATGAATGGAGAGGAAAAGGATCAACTGAAAATAGAAGGAATTTCCAAAATAAAGATTTTGCCATAGCTTATGATCGAATGATTTGTTTAGTAGATGGAGATTATGAAATTCAAGCTCATACGTTAAGAAATGCAACTGTAGCTACTTGTCAAATTATGATAAATGGTGCTGTCCAAGTTAGTGGTCATGGGATTAGTGGTGGTGGAGATTATAACTCAGTTCAAACTTTATTTTATGTTAATTTACAACGAGGAGATTACATTCAATGTAAAGGGGCTTGGTATAGTGCCTTCACCCATAATTTATTTCAAATTAGAAGGGTATAATGTTTATATCACATAAATCAAACGTACTTCAAACATACCACGAAACAGAGTGGCAATGCAGGAGACTTACTAAAGGCATGCCCAAACCTGAGTATTGGGAGTGGTTAGCCACCATTACTTCTGGTGATCCTCCTGTAGCAGATTACTCAGGTGAAACTGGATACACGATTGTTGAATGTACCGATGAAAATGTAGAGGAAAGACTTGCTCAGTTAAGTGATTACCAAGCAGAAGGAGTTTACAACATCAAGTATTATGCAAGCAAAAGAAATGCAGAAGAAATACTGGACATAGACGGAAAGAGCCACGATCCAAAGCAGTATGTTCAAAGCCACTTTGTAGGAGATGACTCAGCAAAGGATGCAAGGCTACTGGCAGACAAGTGGGCTAATGTAAGATTAGAGAGAAATAGAAAATTAGCAGAGACAGACTACTTAGCACTCTCAGACAATACACTAGCAGACAATATGAAAACCTATAGGCAGGAATTAAGGGATGTACCATCACAAAGTGATCCAGACAATATCAACTGGCCCACTAAACCATAAAGGAGTATAATATATGAGTTATTTAGGCCAGTCTCCGGGCCAAGGAATGGCAGAATATTTCCTGTTCACAGCATCAGGAAGTGAGACCAGCGTAACTACGGCAGACGATGGAAGACCAGTCGCATATACTGTAGGTCAGGTTTCTGTTTACCTCAACGGAGTTAGGTTAGTTGAGGGTAGCGGCAAGGACTTTCAGGCCACCAACGGAAGCACAATAACTGGACTTTCTGCCCTGACAGCCAGTGACGTAGTAGAAGTAGTAGCCTTGTCCACATTCAGTCCGGCAGATGCAGTTAGTGCCGCCAATGGTGGTACGTTTGCTGGCAATGTAATCATGTCTGGAAACCTCACAGTTAATGGTACTACAACTACTATTGATACTACCAATCTGATTGTTGAGGATAAAAACATTGAGATGGGGAAAGTTTCCTCACCTACAGATACAACAGCAGACGGAGGTGGCATTACCCTGAAGGGTACTACAGACAAGACAATCCTCTGGGAGAATGATACGGATTCGTGGAACTTTAACCAGAATATTGAAACATCAACAACAACTAAGGTGAAACAAAAAGGAGCATTTATGCAAAGTTCAACTAACCAAGCATGGGTATTAGGAGGATAATATGGCTATACCAAGTGGATCGGGAACAGAGGTTCTTAGACGAAATTCTATTAATACACAAAGCACTACTGTAACCAATATAGATTGGGCACAGGCTGTCCAGACTTCAGCTGGAAATTCATCGGGAACAACTGCAGTACCAGCAAATGTTATTATAACAGTTTTAACTGTATTTTTTATTAATCGTAGTGGTGCAGACCGATGGATTGATATGGCGATTGATAGAGCAGTTAGTGCTAGTAAAATTAGATTGCTAGTTGAACATACCATAGGAAATAAAGAGACATTTGTATGGAATGATAAATTCGTGCTACGAGAAAATGATGTATTACAATTTGATGCTAGTGGAGGTGATACAGATGTTCACCTTAGCTATATTTGGCAAGACTGGACATAGGAGGATAAGATGAGTGGAGTTGTCGGAGGAGCAGGATCAAAGTCAGGTGTTATCGGTGAGACTGAACTGGATTATGAGGAAGGAACTTGGGATGCCGCCAATGATGGAATAACTTTAATTGCGTCTGATGTAAGTGATGGCCCCCATTATACAAAAATTGGTAGAATGGTAACTGTTTATGGTTTTATTTCCACAAACCAAACATCTTCAGGTGATTTTCTAATCACAGGGTTACCCTATACCAATGCTGGGTCTGCTCAAGGGGCTGGTTCTATTTATATGAGAGATATGGGTACGGCTGTTGATAATGATGGTTATATCACTATTGCTATAGCCTCAGGAGCACAATTTTATGTTAGACGAGGTGGAAATACTGATTCAGGGAATAATGTTAGAAGTTATATGGATGCCGGTACAAATTTTTGGTTCACATTAACTTATGCAACTGTAGATTAAAGGAGAGTATGAATTTAAATAAAATAGAAGTTAAAACAGAATTTAAACATTTACAAATTAGAGAGATTACAGACTCAGGTGGATACTTTCGCAGAGTACTTACACCAGATATGACTCTTGCAGAAGATGAACACCAAGAGATAAAAGACAAAGCAGAAGAACTTTGGACTGATGAAGTTAAGTCTGCATGGGCGACACACGTTGCAGAACAAGAAGCAAAACTAAATTCGGAGTAACACATGACAAAAGCTCGTATACTGGCAGATTACGTTGCAGGAGGCACAACTGCGGCTGAGTTTGATTATCTTGATGGACTAACCAGTGCGGCTGTTGGTATTAATGATACGCAGACACTTACTAACAAGACTCTGACAAGTCCTACTATCGGCAATTTAAGTAATGTTACTGGTACTCTTCCTGTAGGAGTAACAGGAGGATCGGGATTGAATGCTGTTTCCGCAATTGATTGTGATGCAGATAGTTGGTTATATACTGCAAGTACAACTACTACTTATTCTAGTGCAATATTTGATTTTGATATTCAAGAAAAACTAGGAAGTAATATAACTGAATCTGCTGGAACATTTACTATAGGAACTGCTGGTTGGTATTATGTATATTGGAAAATTGTAGACCATAACGCTACATCGGTTGATACTTATTTAAGACTAAATGGTTCAAGCGTAACAGCATCACGTATGTATTCTGAATATGCATCACAATCTATAGGTTATTTTGGTGAAATGATGGCAAGAGTTATAGAAATAGCGTCAACTAATACATTACAAATTTATGGTTCTGGAAGATTGTATGGTCAAGCCGCCCCACACCCCTTATGTTGGTTTGGTGGTTTTAGATTAGGAGTTTAATAAATATAAGGAGTATAAAATGGGAATAAAATATGAACCTAATAAAGGTGATGTAATAATATCATTATTTGGAATGGATAGTTTTTATTCAGCAAATGATGATGGTACTGTTAAATGGAGAGATGGGCATACAACAACTCCTGAAGAAGCAACACAAATTAATACTGAATATGATCGGTTGTTAGCAGAATACGATGCACAGGAGTATGCCAGAAAAAGACAGGCAGAATTTCCCAGCATACAAGACTTAGTAGTGGCACTCTATGATACTGACGATAAGGCAGACATTGAAGCTAAGAGAGCCGCAGTTAAAGCAAAGTATCCGAAGCCATGAAAAAGTGGATAGATAGTTTAACAGGATGGCAGTGGTGGTTATATCAGATAGTAGGTGGTATAATGTTTTTTACAGTAGTAGAACTAATTGTTAATTTGGTAGGATATTCAGTCCTGCCGTGGCGATGGATTTAAAAGGAGTAAAGATGAAAGAGAGACAGTTAATGGAGGCTCTGATATCTTACGGAATGGAAACCCCCAAGATAACCAGAGCTTATGAAGGACAGATTAACTGATAAGGTCTTATCCTTATTTTGCGTAGAAATTTTATTAAGACCTCTATCCTTGCAGGGATAGGTACGCTCTCTGAAGTAGCCCTTGCCCACTCAGTTTTAAAGTGGGAACCACTGCACAACCAAAAGGAATTGACCTGTAAGTGTGGGTGCGGTGAGAGCAACATGGATGAAGACTTCATGGAAAGACTTCAATTACTTAGGGCAGAATGGTATAATGAGAATACAAGAGTATTAAAAGTAAATTCGGGATTTAGGTGTAAGAATCATCCAATAGAGAGAAGGAAAAAAATTGTAGGGCCGCACACTAAAGGCAAGGCAGTGGACATCCTCATCTCAGGGAAAGATGCCACAAGGTTATTCAAGATGGCAAAGAAGTACATGAGTGGTATTGGCTACAACTTCAAGGGCAGAAGACGCTCACACTTTCTCCACGTGGATTCACTAACACCTGAAGAGGCAGAAAGACCAGCGGTATGGAGTTACAGATAAGAATATTGATTGTAGTATTAATGATACTACTTACTGGGTGCGTAACTGTACAACCAAAGGTAGAGAGAGTATACTCAAATAATTTTACTACGCTAGAGATACGCTCATTCTGGACAATGTGTCAGCAGGCGTTTCTTCAGAAGAATCCGTATACTACTCCAAACATCTTGATTAGATACTGCGATTGCTACTCTGATCTGGTTAGAAGGACATACAAGGATGTGGCAGAACTTAATGCTAAAGCATCAAATGAAAATCTAACAAAAAAGTTAATAGTCGAGTGCAACATGAAACTTCAGCAGGAACAGGCACTCGCTGATCCTGCATCAATATAAAGGAGACAAATGGCACAATTAGTAAAACCTGACGGCCCTCAAGTCGAGCAGGAATATGTTAAATACCAATTTAATTGGAGAGCACCCAGTGAAAAAGAGTGGCAAAAAATGGAAGTTGTTGGACACCGCTATTATGAAGAAAATAATAGAATGGTTCTATTTAAAGAGAACGGTGGAATTTTTGAGATACCAAACTGGAACGAGCATTACTCTGATCTTGGAGAAGATTGGGCTAATAAAATCAAAGAAGCAGAAAAAGAATTAGCCAACCAAGAATCAGAGGAGCCTAATGCAAACACAAGACCTAATTGACATAGTACAAAACCTAGGAGCACCAGTAGTATACAGCTTATTAGCCTTGTGGTTTATTAAGTTCCAGTTCGTTAAAGCAGAAGATGCGGCTAACAGAGGCCGTGAAGAAAGGCAAAGACTTATAGATGATTTTACAAAAAGGGACGCAGAGAATGATAAACGTGCGTTTGAATTAGCTCAACATAGTAATGAAGCAATGAATAGAATGGCCTCAAGTTTGGAGGCAAATACAAAGTCGATGGATAATTTAATTGCGACATTATCAATTAAACATTAATGCAGTTATTTTATAAACTGCTTTTATATTTACCATTAATATCTATTTCTGCTTTTTTAACTTACGTAACTTTAGATTTAATATTCGGGTAACATGACAGTAAATGAGAAGGTACAATTAGTTAGATTTTATGCAAGATTTGTTATTGCTGTAGTAGCAATGGCAATCTTCAGCTACATAGTACATATGATGCTGGTAGCCAGTGATGAAATGACTTCATCATCCAAGGACTTGCTAAATATTTTAATAGGGGCATTCATCCCTATCCTAGCAGGCATTGCTAAGTTTTATTTTGAATCAGGCGGTGATCTTCACCAAGAACCAGAAGATAAGTTACTGCCTCCACCCAGAACCAATGGAGAAGAAGATGAATCCAGCTTTACTAATTAATGTAATACAAAGTCTAGTAGTTGATAAAGCACAAGACCTAGCAGTAGAGCACGTGCAGAAGGCTATAGACGATAATCTCAGCGACAACCAGAAGAAGCTACTGGATGCTGTAGTCGAGGAGATGCCAGATAATCCGTTCAAGTCTATGAAAGAATTATTTAGCTGATGCAGTTAAGTAAGAACTTTGCATTACGAGAACTAACCGCTAGTCAGACAGCTATAAGAAAGGGGATAGATAACAGCCCCAATCAAGAGCAACTGATTAACTTGGCTGTACTGACAGCAAAGATACTACAACCCTGCAGAGAGAAGTTTGGCCCTATTAATATTAATTCAGGGCTGAGGGTGTTAGCTTTGAACCGTGCAATAGGTTCAGGAGATAAGAGCCAGCACACTAAGGGAGAAGCGGCTGACTTTGAAACTAACTCAGTTAGTAACTATAAGTTGGCAGACTGGATAGAAGCAAATTTAGAATTTGACCAGTTAATCCTAGAGTATCCGGGTAAAGACCCTAGAGATGGATGGGTGCATTGCTCATACAATAGGCTAGGTAACAGAGGTCAGATACTGACGGCAGTTAAGGAAAGGGGCAAGACAGTGTACAAGAAGGGGCTACGTCCTAATGGCTAAGAAGAAGGCTAAGACAGGTAATGGCAATCCTTATAGGGATAAGCGCAAACAAAAACAAAGAAATAGAGAAGCATGAGTACACTAAAAGTAAACGAACTACGACACCTCAGTAATTCAGGTACAGCAAACGTAGTGCTTGAATCCAACGCAACTACAAACCTACAGGCTACCAGCACATTAGGATTAACAGTAAACGGCACACTCACTGTCTCAGGAGTAGCTACCTTCAACGGTAATATGGTCGTAGGTAATGCATCTACAGACACACTTACCTTAACCTCTACCGTTAGTGGCTCCGCAAACTACTCAGGGTTTACTGGTGAGATACGGATGTACGCAGGCAATGCGGCAGGAGATTCTCCTCCTGCAGGATGGTTGTACTGTAACGGTGATACAATAAATCAGACATCTGGTACCAGTCCAGATCATCATAACTCAGACGGCACAGGTAATGACTATCAACCACTCTACAACCTTCTCAAGGCATCCGCAGACTGGGGTAATACAGGTTCCTTAACATGGGGAACAAATAATGTAAAGGTTCCAGACTTCAGGTCAAGGTCTCCCATAGGCGTACACACAGGTGCATCTAGTAGTATTGCTTCGGGGCTGACATCACGCACACTGAGTGACACTGCAGGGACAGAGACACACACAATGACTACGGCTGAGATGCCAACGCATAATCATACAGTTACTGCGGCTTCTGCAAACACAGGTATTACTATCAATAGCCATACTCATAGTTATGCTCATACTCATACTGGAACTACAAATACTACAGGTAGTCATACTCATAATATTTCTGGAAGAACATCTACTATTTCCTATAACTCTTATGGTAAACAAACTTATGTAGAGTACGGGGCCGCCGCTCAAAATGATACTACAGATAGTGGTGGCAGTCACTCCCACACAACGTCTACCAATTCACAAAATACTACTACTACAGGTGGGACTGTAGCTACTATTTCAGATTCTGGACATACTCATAGTATGACCTGTGCAAATACAGGTAGTGGAAATGCACACACTATCTTATCTCCTGTAATTGCAGTACACTACATTATAAAAGTTTGATGAATGGGATTAGAAAGACAAACAGACTTTACAGGGGGGCTGAACACAAGGATACCAGCACACAAGTTGCCGGAGAACATGGTGCAGGCGGCAAAGAATGTAGACTTCTCACACGGAGATATACGCCCTGACACTGGTATAGGGGGAGATGGTGGAGGTCAGAAATTCTTCTATGAAAAAGGTGCATCATGGGTAGGCACTGACGTAGCTAATGCCTATGATATCCTCACAATAGATGCAGGCGTTACTACCATTGAAGCAAACCCCACAACAAACCTAGGTAACCCCCTTACAATTCAAGATACAGGCACCTACCAAGTAGGCGTACAACTTACCTTCACAGTCAATGCCTCTACTGATGTAGTTACTACAAGCGCAAACCATAGCCTAGCTGTTAATGATACTGTAACACTTACTACTTCAGCAAGTGACCTCCCTGCAGGGTTAGCAGTAGATACCACATACTATGTAAAAACAACTCCTGCCGCTAACACACTTACACTATCCGCAACAGAGGGCGGAGGTGTTATAGATATTACAGACACAGGATCAGGCACCCACACACTCACTTCAGTAGCCTCAGTTATTGTCAACGATACAGAACTAAACCTAGGCTCCGTAAACTCATTCGTTGAATATAATGATGACCTGTACATGGGGCGCAACACGTTCCAGTTTGTAGCAACCACAGTTAATGCAGGGTCAACCATAACTATGGCGGCGGCAGATGTCGCAAAGATTTTAGTCTCCGATAGTTTCATAGGCACAGGCATTGCGGCAGATGCAGTTGTAGAAAGCATAAACTATGGTACAAACATAGTAACGATGAATAAGCCTAATACAGCATCAGGCTCCAGCATATCTGTAACTGTTAATGCATCTCCTGCAAGAATTATAGATGGTATTCTTACCAAGATTTTTCCATTAGAAGTACCTAAGCCAGAGCCTCTTGATGTAACAGTATCACAGGTAGCTGGAACCAATACAGAACGTGCTCTAGGACATTCCGTTAAGTTCCTGACTGAGAATTATCCTATTCCTATTCAGTACGGTATAGCTAGGTTTGATGATGCATCTGGTGCAGAGGGAGGGATATCAGACCTTTCACCTATAGCACAGTCTCAGGCAAACGTAGCATCTGACTCTACACATACCAGCGTCCCCTTAATGGTTAAATACAGGATAGAGAAGCAGGACGCTAACTCAGAACACTACGGTAAGTTTGCACTGTACCGTGTAGGCGGAACATCCGCAGTAATTAAGAAGGTACAAGATGTTTATCTCACATCACAATCTGATGGGTCTCCTCTATCTGTAACAGTAACAGGAGGCTCCATCGATCCATCCATTACTGTAACTGGCTTACCAACAGGCGCAGAGTGGAAGGTCAAGTGGTTTGGATATGGTGCATCAGGTGCACACAGAAAGTATCATTCAGGTGGAATTGATAGTATTACCATAGGAGGAACAGTTACAGGATATAGTAGCGCACCAACAGTAACAATGACTGCTCCACCTAGTCCGGGGAAAACAGCTACAGCCAAAGCAGTAATAACAGGCGAGTCTCTAACTAATATAATAATTACAGATAAAGGTAGTGGCTACACATCTCCACCTACTGTTACTATTTCTGGTAGTGCCACAGGGACAGCCGTAATAGAATCAGTGTCTGCACAGGGTGAGACAACACTACTTACAACATCTAGTGCTATTGACTTATATGGATCAAATGCAGATCATGGAGTCGATTTACACTTTATGGTTAAGTTTACGTCAGAAGATGTAAGTGCAGTATCAGGCGCACCATACAGCGATGATACGAGGGAGTACCTATTTGCCAGTACTAATATACAAGGGACAACCGTTACAGGTGACAATACTGCAGGCACTCATGCAGGGTGCGGCACGTTTATAGACTTCACACCACCACGTGCCCTGATAGAGATAGAACCTATACAAGACCCCACAAAGATACCATACAACCTGAAGCACATGACTGAATTTAATAACTTCTTTATGGGGGCAGTGGATACTCGTCTCTATATCAGTAACTATGCAAAGCCTAATAACTTTGCTATAGACGGATACCTAGACTTTGATGGACAGATTACAGGTCTTGTATCACGTGGAGGTGAGGCAGTCGTGTTCACAGAATTTGGTGTGTATCGTGTATATGGTAATGCACATAATGAAATGAGAAAGGTACAGGTACCTACAGTGCATGGTGTACCAGAAGGTGGTCATAATGCGATAACTAAGATTAAGGATTCTGTTATCTACGTCTCACACTCTGGTATCTGTCTCTTTGACGGTAGGGCAGTTACAGTACTAACAGATGATCTTGTGGAAACCTTTGCTCCTCCTAGTAGTAACATCTCAGAGAATATAGGCGGTGTGGTAGATGACGTATACTATTTACTATCCAGCGGTAATGATGGATGGAAGGTGGATATGAGGCAGAGTCTTAAATTATGCAACTCAACCAGCAGGGCATCCAACTTCCACTATAGGGGAGTAAACAATAGATTGTACTCAGAGGCAGGATATGTAGGTGGATCAACTACTGACAATAAATATTCATTTACAACAAGAGACTTTTCTGGTGGAAATATCAACGCAGAAAAGGCATACTATACTGTATATGTTACAGGATCAGACTTTTCTGGTACAGTAAATATATTATGTGATGCAATACAGGTTGACACATTTACTTTCTCAGCACCTATTGCTGAGTTTAACAGGGCACTTTCATTATCAATTGCAAGGGTAGCAAACAAGGCCAGCGTAGAGTTTGAGGACTGCACAGGTAAGATATCTTCTGTGTCAATTAAGTTTGATGAGTTGGCAGAACTGCAAAAAAAGAGATTTAATTCAGTAACATTAACGTACACAGGCACTCCTGATATCATTGTTAAGGTAGATGGGGTTGAAAAAATATCATCTGTTACTTTATCAAACCCGGGCACTGGTAATACAGGAACTGCCACACTGTTCTTCCCTGCAATGACAGAAGGATACTTACCTCACGTTATTGCAGATGAAACAGAGACAAGCAGGGTCTCTGGTTATGTCTTTGATGAGGAGGTTATCTAATGGCAAAGACACCGCAGATGGGGGCAACTGAGGCGGATGTTTATTTTGATGTAGAGGATGAAGTAGTCAGGGATACCCTAAGACAGATATTTGATAACCTGAGAGACTTACGCAAGGAAAATATTGCCTTAGCCAAGAGGGTGGAAATACTAGAGAATGAGAAGGATACGGACTTACTATGATAAAAGACAGGAAGGTATTCCAGTCAGTACTACTAGAGTACTTAAGCAAACCAACAATCAAGGTAACCATTGACGGTTCTCATGTTTTAACTGCGACAGGTAAGACACTACCTAACCACTCAGTACGGCAGACTAGACGAGTCTCACTTCCTGCGGGCTCACATGGTTATGTGGCACAGATGGAAGCAGATATTACAGATGTAACACGGCATCAGTTTGAGGGAGTATCAGAGGCACAGTATAGGGAGAATACTTTATTTCACTATTACGAGATCACGTTTCTTCAAGGGCTACAGATTAAGATGTTTATAGATGAGGTAGCAGTAAAGCCAAATGGTAATTTAGATAAGGTGGTTTCCTTGAAGCCTAGGTCTGGCAGGAAACAGGACACAGTCAAGGTATACTTTCCTCCGCTCTCATACGGATATATACCGCACATTGAACAGGTCATATCATCTGCACAAAAGGGGCAGATACTGGCATCTAGGGCAGTGGCTCTGCCAGTTAAGTTTTATAAGGGACTCAAGAACCATGCAGAGTATCAGGCAACTTATCAAGGTAATGTTAAACTTGCTATCTATATGGATGGTGAGGAGCTAATGAATGAGTGGTTACCAGAAATACAGATACCACAGGATGGCGGATACAAGACACACAAGGATTATTTACCAGCTAATTCTGCAGGACAGGTACTACAGTGGGTGCAGACAGATGGCGATGGAGATATAGCATTATTTGAAACAGATCAGACTCTATTAGACATGGAGCAACCACAGCAACAAACACCACAGGGACAGTAATATGGCAATGATGAAAAGAGAACCCGGTTTAATGGGATTAGCAAAACAAAAAGCTAAAAGACAAGGGATGTATCAAGTTCCTAAACGATACCAGCCACAGGGTGGTGAAGAAGAATATCCAGTATTTGCAACTCAAAAAGAAATAGATTTGATTAGGCAACAAACTGGAAGTAAAGGAACACCTACTCCTTTTGGGATAATGAGTCTCCAACCTCCCGGTGGTTTTAGTGGTGGTGCTAGAGAAGGTAAATATGGAGGAGGACGGACTGCGGCAGATGGTGGTCAGTTTGGTGATTCATATGGGCCGGGTAGAGATAGGAGGGAGGACGCAATTAGTCGTCCAAAACCAAAAGCAAAGAAGAAGGATAAGTACAAGATTGGTTATGATAACAATAAAAGTCTATGGGAAAATATAAAGTCTATTAATATACCCGGATGGATAAAACAGGAGTGGGATAAATTAGATTTCAGTGGTAAGCCGTCTGGTAATTTAACAGATGCACAAAAAATGCAAGCAATCCAAAATAACCCAGATGCTCAACAACAGGTTATGGGTAGTCTAGGTGGCCCACAGGCGGCGGCGGCGGCGAAAGCATCAGCAAAAGAAGAAGCATATGAAAGAGATAGACAGGAGGATTATGAAAAAGGTCAGAGCCTGAGTAGACAAAGAGAAGAAGCAACCATAGGACGTATGAAGGATGCCTCTGGTAAGTTTGAGGGAGAAGAAGGCTACGATCCAAAAACAGCAACAAGAGATATCACTGATTCTTTTGAAGGATATAAGCAAGAGACTAAAGAACTAACTAAAGGCTTTGGAGAAGATGTTAAAAAGCTAGGGGACTACCAAGGTAAGTTTGATACAATGGCAGGAGAGGCTAAAACCAGAGGTGATGAAGCTGAAACTGCATATACTGAAGCAGGAGAAACAGGTGCAGGAAAACTTGAGGGGGTAGGTGAAGAGGCTAGAGAAACCTTTGATGCAGGAGCAGAAGACGTAGGTACAGTCAAAGACCAGTTTGGTAAAGAAGGATTCCAAAAAGATATCAGAGGGATGTCTGAGCAGGCTTTAGACTCAGACTTAGGTCAAAGGGATGCAGAATTACTCAAGGGCCGTATGGAGGAGCAACGTATGGCAAGCACGAAGGGTAGTGAGGAAAAGCTACGGCGTGAACTGGCACAGTCTGGTGCATCTCCGTCAGAGATAGCCGCTAAGGTGGCACAGTTCCAGAGACAATCTGCGGCAGATCAGTCACAGGCAGGACGCTCTGAATCTCTCCAAGCAAATATTCAAGGACGACAAATGGGCCAACAAAGTCTATCACAAGCCGCACAATTAAAGGGACAGGAAGCTGGTATGGCAGGCAAGCAGGCTGGACTGGCTGTACAACAAGCACAACTAAAAGGTCAAGGATTAGCTATGGAGGGGCAAATGGCTCAGGCTGGTTCAGGCATGAGAATGCAGGGTATACAAGGTGGTGCCCAGTTAGGATTCCAAGGAGCAGATCAACAATCCTCAATGATGGGACAGGGTATAGGTGCAGTTCAAGCGGCTGGTGGTGCAAGACAACAACAGATGGGAGGTATTAGTGAACAAGCAGGCTACACGCAGTCACAGCTTGCTGATGTAGTAGCACAAGAAACTCAAGCATATCAGGAAGAACAGTCTCGTCTCACTAGATCGGCCCAAGGAACTCCAGATGATCCACGTTGGAGACCACCAGAAGCAACACCAGCAGTTGCACCAGCTACTGGTGATCTTCCACCCGGAACTACAGTTGCACCACCACCACCCACAATGGTTGCAGGAGGCCCACCCGGTAGACCCGGTATGCAGGCTAGAACTGCAGGTGGAGG